CACTTGTGTTGCAGATGCAGCAGTTGCGACGTGTCACAAAAGCACGCCAGGCATACGTATGTTTTGGTGGGCCAGACTTGATCAGAGGCTCGATGATCTTTGACGATCGGTGCGTGTATAACTACGTCAATGAGTATGGGCCAGCGTGCGATTCACCTGAAGATGGAGTAGCTTACGAGGCGTATAGAAGGGCAATGGAGGAGAGATTTGAATCCTGCCAATCCGACGCTATAAAACATGGCCGTTCGTATTGAAACAATCATTCGACTAATCGGAGAGTGTAACGGCAATCTTGCTGCCGTGGGGCGCGCCATTAAGCGCACTCGCTCCTCGGTGTGGGAGCGAATCCAGACATCGCCAGAAGCGAAACGGGCACTTGCAGATGCTCGCGAGGCGGTTGGCGATAGCATTGAGAATGCGCTCATCAAGGAAGCGCTCGATGGCAACGTAACAGCACAAATCTTTTACCTGAAATGCCAACGACAATGGCGCGAACGTACTGATATTCACGTAACCGGAGTAAGGTTTGATTACGAGTCGCTCACTGATGAAGAGCTTGAAGCTCTCGCCAGCGCAGAGAGCGTCGGTTGAGCTTGAGATTCGGAAGCGGCGTAGACTTGCACCTCGCATTACGCTATTACCGCACCAGATTCCGCCTGATGGTGATTGGGTGCGCTGGATCCTGCTCAGTGGTCGCGGCGGCGGCAAGACATACGCGGCTGCTCATTACGTTGACGAATACGCACGCGCAAATCCTGGTGCTCGAATCGCAATCATTGCACCAACGCTGGGTGATGCGCGCAAGACGTGCGTCGAAGGGGTCGCTGGAATCTTGAGCTTCAATCGCAATGTGAAATTCAATCGTTCGTGGGGTGAACTACACTGGCCGAACGAAGCGCAGGGTACTCTCTTTGGCGCGCACACGCCGGATGATGCTGAGAGGTTGCGAGGACCGCAGCATCACCTGGTGTGGTTCGAAGAGATGGCCGCAGCGCGCGAGCTCGAGGACTCGTGGACGAATATGCGATTGGGCCTGCGGCTTGGTGATCGACCGCGCGTGATCATCTCGACAACACCCAAACCGCGACCGCTCTTGAAGCGATTGCTTGATGATCCTGGCACTGTCGTCACGCGCGCAACGACTGCTGACAATCCCTACCTGCACGAGTCGGTGCGTACTGAACTCTATCGCCTGTACGAGGGCACGCGCATTGGACGGCAAGAACTTGGCGCCGAGATTCTCGATGACAATCCTGATGCACTGTGGACACGTGAGGTCATCGAAGCGTCGCGCGTGACGCGAGTGCCCGACCTGGTGCGCATTGTTGTGAGTGTTGATCCGAGTATGACGAGTGGTGGCAATGAATGCGGGATTACAGTGCAGGGGATTTCGGAAGATGGGCACGGTTACCTGCTTGACGATCTCTCGATGCAGGGGTCGCCTCATGCGTGGGCTAAGCAGGCAGTGACGGCATACGGCAAGTGGAAAGCCGATCGCCTCGTTGCTGAGACGAACCAGGGCGGCGAGATGGTGCGGCAGACGATTGCATCTGTTGATCCGACCGTCAGCTATCGCGGTGTGCATGCCAGCCGTGGTAAATTCACGCGGGCTGAGCCGATCAGCTCGCTTTATCAACAGGGCCGCATTCATCACGTCGGGTGCTTTATGGAACTCGAGGACGAGTTGTGCAGCTGGCAGCCAGGTGCGGACAGTCCGAACAGACTCGATGCGATGGTGCACGGATTCACGGCCTTGATGCTTTCGAAAAAGGTGATTGAGATTACCGTGGTGTGACTATGCCAACACTAATCGACCGCGCACGCGCCGCACTCAAATCCTTCCGCTTTCCTGGATACCCCCAATCATCGCAGTCCTTCGGTGCGCAAGTGTTTTGGCCTGAATGGCCATCGCAACTCAATGCAGTCTCACTGATGCCGCCTGACCTGACTACATCATCGCTGATCATGTCAGCAGTCAACTGGGCCGGCACTGTGTTTGCCGAGCCGATCATTCAGGTGTTGAGGCAGGCAGAGCAGGATGAGTGGGTGCCGACGAAGAATCACCCGCTGCAGCGCATCTGGGAGCAACCCAACCCTTACTACTCTGGCGCGGTGATGCTCAAGGCATTCGCGTATTACTGGCTCGTGAATGGCAATGTGTACCTGCTCAAGAAGCGCGACAAGGTGGGGAATTTGCGTGAACTGTGGCTGCTTGACTCTGATCAGGTCAACCCGCGCTGGCCGGTGGATGGCAGTGAGTTCATCAGCTACTACGAGATCAGAAGCGATGGAGTGCCGTACCAGGTTGCGAAGGGCGACATCATCCACTTCCGATATGGCCTCGATCCACGTAATCATCGCATCGGACTTGCACCCGTACGTGCGTTGCTGGATGAGGTCATGTCGGATGAGGCCGCGATCTACTACTCGAAGAACATTCTCGGCAAAGGCGGTATCCCGCCGTACTTCATCTGGCCGAAAGCGAACTCCGATTCCGTTTACACAATCGATCAGGCAAAGGTGAAAGAGGCGCTGATGTCATCGACAAGCGGCGCGAATGCGGGCACGCCGGGCGTATTCTCAGCGCCAATGGAAATCGGGCAGGTTGGGTTTACGCCACAGCAGATGTCGCTCAAGGAAACGCACGATACGCCGGAAGAACGGGTGTGCTCGGTGCTTGGCATTCCAGCGCTGGTGCTGGGCTTTGGCTTTGATGATCACGCAACGTACAGCAATTACAAGACGGCGCTGCAGGCTGCGTGGCAGACGTTTGTGATTCCAACGCTCAAGCTTTTTGCGACGCAGCTGACGCTGCAGCTATTGCCCGAATACACTTATCGTGCCGGCGAGTGGGTGCAGTTCGATACGAGCGAGATCTCGGCGCTCGAGGAGGATGAGAAGGGAGTGGCAGAACGCGAGGTGATGAAGTGGCAAGCGGGCCTCGTGACAAGGAACGAAGCGCGTGCGGAAATGGGGATGCAGCCGCTAGACGGTGAGGGTGGGGATGAGATCAATACTCAGCCGATGAATGGCGCAAGTTTCGGACAATCGAAGGCGCTGGATGAAGTGAGGCAATTTGGCAGGCCATACTCGCCGGTGCAGAAGGATGAGGAGGAGATCAGGGCGTGGTGGAAAGCGAACGCGCCGGAGGAAGCGCGCACGCTGCTCGATGCTGAAGTGGTGAACTAAATGCCTAAGTCGGCCTATACGTGGGATCCTGTTGCGCGCGTCTATCGGGATGCGCAGGGCCGCATTGTCACGGCTAAAAAGCTGCAATTGTGGCAGGCGGCAATTGAACAGGCACACAAGGCTGACATGATGGCGCATGGTGTCGCGCTTCTTGACTGGAAGCGAGAGCACGATATTGCGCTCATTGGCGAGGCGCTCGAGATACCTAAGAGCGTTTCGAAGATCGTTGAGACTTTCGTTCCTGTGGATCTGCAGGAGGAAGTCATGCGCAAGGTGAAGGGCATTGGCTCGCTTGAGCCTCGCGAGTGGCAGCGCGAGATGCAGCGCCTGATCCGAGTATCGCACGAGGCAATGGGTGTATTTGGCGCCGGCGGATTCAAGCAGACCACAGCCGGCATATGGGCGAAAGTCCAATCGATCATTGCGCGTGAGACTGGCTACGAGGTGCGCATGGCAGCGCAGATGAACATGGGGCAGGTAAGCCCGGCTGAACTGCTTGACAGGTCAGGCAAGTATGCCGAGCAGACGTATGGAACCTGGCAAAACTCAATCATTGTGCGTGAGCGAGGCGCGGGTACTGAGGAAGCCAGGCGATTCATGGAGCCTGAAGCGGATCACTGCCAGGACTGCTTCGATGCTGCGTCACAAGGCTGGGTGCCAATCGAGGATGTAGTTCCTATTGGCGAGTCACAATGTGGGGCAAGGTGCCGCTGTACGATTGAAACCAGAAATGAACAACAATCACAGGCAGCTTGATGATCCGGCTGAAACGATTCACTGCGATCAGTGCGGAGCCTTTATCGCTTCGATGAGTGGCCGACTCCTGCGGCCCGTACTCTTGCTTTGCTCCAACTGTCAACGTGGCACGCGCTTCTATCCGGCTCCGAAGGGTCTTGACAGCACTGAGAGAAAAGGCGTAAAAAGCAACCTGACCGAAAACTAAAGCAGCCCGTGTGGCAATTGACGAGATGAGCGCCGTCACTCCCGGAAGTTTCCGATGAGTGGCGGCGCTTTCGCTTTTTCAGGATAAAAGAGTGGACAAGCGAATATTTGAGTGCCAGTTCAAGACGCTTGGTGATGCCGACTCACCCGGCACATTCGAAGGCATTGCTGCTGTCTTTGCCAATGTCGACCGTCAGAACGACATCATCCAGCCCGGCGCATTCCTCGAAACATTGAAGGACTTTCCGAAGCACGGCTTTCTCGCTAGTGCTCACGACTGGTCGGAGCCCGTTGGCACGATCGACGAAGCGCGCGAGACGGCTGAGGGCCTCTATGTCAAGGGCGAGTTCCACACAACGCTAAAGGCGCAATCACTGCGCAAGTACGTGCGTGAACGCCTCGAGCGCGGCAAGTCGGTTGCCATGTCGATCGGGTTCAAGGCGACGGCGGACACATTCGACGAAGAGAAGGGCGTGCGGATGATCAAGGGGATTGAGCTCTACGAAGTGTCGATCGTGACTGTGCCGGCCAATGCGCGTGCGCATGTTGCGAGTGTGAAGGCAATCGAACCTGATGCGGAAATCGAAACGCGACGCATTGAGATGCGCCGCATTCAACTCGAACGACTCGCCGCGGCGAGTGAACAAGGAGAACTCTGATGCCACTTGCGACAGATATTGGCAATCGGCTTGCCGCATTGCGCGAGGATTTCGTGAAGGCAACGGCGAATGACAAGCCGACTGCTGAGGACCTTGAGAAGGCGCAAAAGATGCACGTCGATCTCGCGTCGATCGAAAAGGAGTATTCACGGGCACGCCAGCTGGACGAAGCTGCCGAGCAGACAAAGGCCGCAATTGAGGCTGAGAAGAAGCAGGCCGAAGAGGATTCAAAGGTCATCACGACCGTGCCTTTTGGCGGCAATGGCAACGGCAACGGTTCGAAGGATGGCGGCAGCTTCGATACGAAAGCGATGCAGAGCGATGCATTTCACAAATGGCTCGCATCACTTCAGCCAAAGCAGGCAAGTGATCGCTTCATCGAATCGGAAGTTTATAAGCAGCACGCCAAGCAGGGTCACCATCAGGGTGTGAGCTACACGATCGAAGTGCCAGGCACGGTGAAGGCTGCGGGCGATCCGATCATGTCTTCGCACTTTGGGCCGCGCACGACTGATCCCACGTTGTCGCCGCACTATAGCGCGATGCCAACTGTGTATGACCTCTTCAGGATCGTCCCGGTGAGCGCAACGAGCTCGGTGCGGTACTACCAGGCAACGATGCCACTTGCCAATAACGCGGCATTCATCGCGGAGGGTGCACTGAAACCCGAAGTGCAGCCGCGCTGGGCACCAGTGGACGCGCCAATCGAGACCATTGCCGAATGGACTGCAGTGACGCTGCAGGCGCTTGATGATGTGCCGCAACTGCGGGCAGTGCTCGAGGATGATTTGCGCAGATTGCTGCTGCTCAAGATCGACGAGAAGCTGTTGGCAGGTTCAGGCACACCGCCGGAAATACGCGGGATCCTCAACACGGTTGGCATTCAAACGCAAACCTTTACCACGGACATGATCACCACGCTTGCGAATGCTGTTACTAAAGTAGTTTCAGGCGGCGCTGGTTACCCAACCGCAATTGTGATGAATCCTGCGGATTGGCAATCAGTCCGTTTGCTGAGCTCAAACGGGATTTACTTTTTCGGCTCCCCGTCTGAGGCAGGCGTCATGCGCGTCTGGGGCATTCCGGTTGTCCCGTCAGTCAATCAGGCTGCAGGCTTCGCAATCGTTGGTGATTTCAATTACGGGACCATCTTCGAACGGTGGGGCGTCACGTTCATCGTGGGGCTCAAGAACGATGACCTGATCAAGAACCTGCAGACGATCGTCTGCGAGGCGAGGTTGGCACTTGCGATCCGCAGGCCGGCTGCATTCGTCAATGCGGACATCGTGACGCCGTAATGAGAATCGTTTCACCTCAATCCTGGTGTCTGACGATTGATGGCAAGCGGGTGCCCGCAGGGCATCCGCTGTCACGATTCATGCTCGTGGGCAAGGGTTGCGAGATCGAAGAGTCGGAGCTTGAGAAGTATCCGCTGTATGTCGAACCCGAAGCGGAGGGCAAGGCGATTGCATCACCGCCGGAGACGAAGGCAATCGAAGAGCCGGTGAAAGCGAAAGCGCGGCTCCGAAAGAAGGCGTCCGAGTGACTGAAGCTCAGGCAATGGAACTGGTCAAGGTTCATACCGAACCGGAACGCGATCCAAAGCTCTCGGAGTACGAGCTTCAAAGGCTTCTGCTCTGCTATGTCGATGACGAGGGCGCTTATGACGACGAGGCGGTCAGGCGCGCAGTCGCTGATGCGTGGGATTTGAAGGTGAATAAAGCGACAGACTTTTTCGACGTTTCTACCAACGGGCGAGGTATGAGCTCGAACCAGGTCAAGACAAACTGCGAAGAGCGCGCACGATATTACCGGCGGAAGTTGCCAGTTCACGTTGCCTAGATGCAGTGAGTGATTATGAGTTTCCACACTCCTTCTCCTGTTAAACCTCGAGGCGAGCGTGCCCCTGCACGTCTCGAGGTGATTTTCGAAAAGTATGGAGCCGCCTGATTGTGCAAAGCGTCTTCAATTCGTTCTTTGTGCAGTGCTCGTCCTCGTGGTCCTCGTCGTGGTCCTTGCTCTCTTGATCCTCCTCCGGTGAGCGACCTCAAGTACGCGCACCGACACCAACATCACTTAAAACTGCGTGAGGTAATGCTATGGCAGGCTCTTTGACGAATTACGGCGAAGGCAAAGTATTGGGGCACTTGTTTGGCGGCACGACCTATGCGCCTGTTGCCACGTGGTATGTCGGGCTGTTTAGCGTGGCGCCCACGGATTCAACCGCAGGCACTGAGCTGACTGGCGGTGGATATGCTCGAGGCGCAGTTACCAACAACACCACAAACTTCCCCGCAGTGACTGCCGGCAATCCTGTTGTGACTGGCGCAGACGTGACGCTCTTCACCTCGAGCGGATCACATACGGCTGTGGCGATGGGGCTCTTCGATGCGGTGACAGCAGGGAATCTCGTGGCGTATTCCACGTTCACATCAACGCCAATCGTCAACCTCGATGTGGTGCGCATCGTTGCCGGTCAACTCAGCATAAGCCTGGAT